TTCAAAGCAGGTAACTCTCCTATTATAGCTGTATTTGGAATGAAAACAACACACATCATGAGCGAAGTTGCTTACCAAAATGCACAAATTGACCTTTTAGTAGCAAGATACCAATTGCATAAAGTTCTTGGACTCGTAGATCCTATTCTAAACTAATAAAATCATTAAATACAACTATAATGAAAAGTCTAATTAAACACTTATCCCGCGATAAAAAAGTCGCTTTAATGCTATTAATCAGTAGTCTTATTATTGGTATATGTGCATTAACACCTGCATTATTTGTAATCATTGTATTAAACAAGTATCTTGCATCAGGTATTACAGCAACTTTAATATCCTTAACAGCAGGAGCCATATTGGCTTTAGGCTTTGAATTTACATTTAGACAAAATAGATCAATAATGATGCAAGAATTTAATCGAAAAATTTATGATCCATTATTAAAAGCATTTGTAGAAAAATTAAAAACAGTTCAAAATTTACCTACTACTGAATTTAAAAAATTAGATGGTGCTGGTACAATGATTAAAAATATGCGAACGTCATCAGTTACTAGTTGGGTATTGGATTGGCCATTTGTATTATCATTTTTAATAGTTTTAATTTTTATAAACTGGACCGCGGCAGTTATAACTGCAATTTTTATGATTATATTAAATCGAGTTATTACATGGAAAACAAATTTAAATCTTACACAGGATTCTATGTCTAGTGTTGAAATCCTTATAACTGGATTATTAACATTAACAATTATTGCCATTGGGGCATTAATGATAATGCAAGGGCATTTAGATATAGGAACTTTAATTGGTTCTAATATATTAGCCGCAAGAGCATTACAAGGAACAAACAAATATACAAAAGCAAAGGAGTTTATACAACAACGTGATAGAGCAGTCTCAGAAATCGTCAAGTTCATCAAGCAGTAAATTCTTTTTAGGAATTACAACTTTATTTGTAACATTTATGTTATGGATGTGGTTTGCTAAAGTAGACATTACAACTCAAGCAATAGGATATGTTGTACCTGAAAGTAATTTTACTTCTATTGATACAATGGTTAATGGACAAGTTGTTGACGTAAAAGTTAAGCAAGGTGATTCAGTTAAAAAAGGAGATATAATTCTTATTATTAATCCTGGTGTAGGTTATGAACCTTACAATGTAATTGCTAATATAGATGGACGAATACAAACTTTAAATTATAGAAATCCTGGAGCAGTAGTTACAAAAGGAGAAACCATAGTGTTACTAGTACCTGTTGATCAAAAGTTAATTGTAGCAGGCAAACTATATGTTAAAGATAGAGGTTATATTAAAGTAGGACAATTAGCAAAAATTAAACTTGCTAATCAAGACCAATTAAAATTTGGGCCTATTGATGCAACAATAATATCTATATCTCCTAATGCTGTACAATCACAACAAGGTACTTGGTACGAAATAGAATTAGAACTTAAACAACAAAAATTTACTTCGGGTAGTATTGATTACACACTAGTACCAGGAATACAAGTACAAATCTTTATATTAACTGGAGAACGAACAATATTAAGTTATGTCACAACACCATTTCATAATAGTGTAGGACAGGCATTACAGGAAAGGTAATGAAATTTTTTACTTCACGTTGGATGGTCTTGGCATTTGCAATTCTATTGCTATTTGTACGAGTTCAAGATTCTGATTACGTTAAAACTTTAAGATATAAAACTTGGGATTATTTCCAAATACAATCACCACGAGCCAACCTTAGTGATATGGTTGCTATTGTAGACATTACAGAACAAGATTTAAAAGAATATGGTCAATGGCCTTGGCCCAGACATATCATGGCTATGCTCCATGCACGAATAAGTGATGCAGGAGCCGTAATGATTAATTACAATATTCTTTTTGCTGAACCTGACCGTATGGGATCAAAGCAGTATCTTAATTCTTTTCCTATGTCCGATGACACTAGAGAACTATTACAAAAAAATTTAGTAGACACAGATAGAGTTTTTGCAATAGTAATAAAAGAATCAGGCAATACCATTTTAATGATGAGTGTAAAAAATGAACGCGATAACATTTTACCTAGTACAACAAATATTATACAAAAAGGAGATGCCACACCATGGATATGGAACTACGCAGGCATCGTTCCTCCTTTAGCTACGTTATCTGCAGGTGCCGAAGGAATAGGTGTAAATGTTACAGCACCCGAACCTGATTCAGTAGTAAGAAAAGTACCTATTCTAATTCGTATTGAATCTAAATTATATCCTAGCATGGTATTAGAAAATATTAGAATAATAAATCAATCACGAGCAATTAAAATTATTACAAAAGCACATGGTATTGATGAAGTATTAGTTGCAAAAAATTCAGGCATACCAGTCAACCATAATGCTGAAATGTATATTCACTACGCAAATCCAGACAACTATATTCATTTGTCTGCAGGAGATATATTAAAAGGCAAAATTGATAAAAAAGATATAGCAGGAAAAATTATTATAGTTGGTTTAGATGCCGCAGGCTTATCTACATTAAAAGATACCCCATATGGATTAATGACTGACCAAACAATATCTGCTCAAACATTAGATACTGTATTAACAGGAGATTATTTGTTTAGATTACCACAAGCAGATACATATGAAATTTTGTTTATGGGTTTATTAGGATTATTAATGATTATATTAATTCCTAGGGCATCTGTACTACTTTCTGTTCCATTATTAATTTTTGTATTAAGTGGAATAAGTTATGGATCGTTTATGGCTTATGCAAATAAAGGATTTTTAATTGATCCATCATTTGCAATATTATACATATTTTTAATTTGGTCACATAGCACATACAATAATTTTGCAACACAAAGTAGATTAAGACAACAAATCAAAAGACAGTTTGAACATTACCTTGCACCCGACATGGTTAAGAAATTACAAAAAGATCCATCACTGTTAAAGTTGGGCGGTGAAACTCGTACAATGACATTTTTGTTTTCAGACATAAGAGGATTTACACCTATCAGTGAAAAGTACAAAGGCAATCCAGAAGGACTTACAAAACTTATTAATAGATTCTTAACACGTATGACAGATGTTATTATTAAAAATGGTGGAACAATAGATAAGTTTATGGGAGATTGTATTATGGCATTTTGGAATGCTCCAATAGAGAATGGAGAACACGAAGAATGTGCAGTTCAAAGTGCAATGGAAATGGAAGAAGAACTTGCTATGTTGAATGCTGAACTTATTGCAGAAGGGTTGCCACAAATTAATATTGGGATAGGTATAAACACAGGAGAAGCACTTGTAGGCAATATGGGTTCTAAACAACGATTTGACTATTCTGTAATAGGAGATGCTGTAAATTTAGCCTCTAGATTAGAGTCTAGTTCAAAGACACTTGGTAAAACAATAGTCATAGGTCAAGAAACAGTTGATAGAGCCAAGCTCAATTATAATTTTGAATACATTGATGACATAAAAGTTAAGGGCAAAACCGAGTTTATCAAGGTATATACCATAACAAATTAACCCACCTTTTCTTAGATATAAATAGTTTTAATTATGGACGCGGACCTTTTATTAATTGTATCAAGACTATGGCCACTATTAGTGGCTTTCGTATTGCTAATTGTGACTTTAGCACAATCGCATTATCGAATCAAAGTGCTTGAAGAGAAGGTTAAAGTTGCGTTCGAATTAATCAATAAGCTGACTAGCAAGAAATAAACTCACTTAACTTTTATGGCCATTTAACTTTACGGATTTTAACCGTAAATAAATTAGTGGACGAAGGAAAAAGAAATGGAAAAAATTTTTATGATAATAATATTTTGTATAGGACTAGATTGCCAAGGTGTCTGGCAAGAGTCTACTTACAATAGTCTGACGAACTGTGAAGCGGCGTCTCCTATGGTAAAAGAATATTTTACATCTACTTTTCCTGAATCTCGAGGTGAAATTCATTGTTTAACTGAAGGTGCATTCATTGAATGGAAACAATGGCTAGAAGCAGGCAATAAACCCATGTTGAATATGGATATGAATCAGACGGGGCAACAATAATGGATTTTTCTAATAAAACCTGGCTACTTATTTTTATAGGGGTAATGTTTATAACATTACTCCAAGGATGTGCTACGCCAGTTACTACTAATCTTACAACGTCCCCCAAATCAAACATAGGTAATATCCTTTTAATAGGCGAAGTAATCGGATGTGTTTTCGCACCTGCAGACCCTAGCTGTCAAAAAGATCCCAATAATCACCCAGCTCCAACAAAATCACCTTAATAATACAATTAAAGTACTCTTGATCCGGTGGCATATTCACCATTAAAGCGGTAAATACTGCTAATAGGGTCAAACGGACAGGTAAATGAAAAAGATAACAAGATCAATATTAGATGATTTGCATAGTATTCATAGAGTCAAGGATACAGAAGCATTTCTTGAGACTACAGGTAGCAACATAATAGAAAGTGCTGTTAACCTGTTGGACGTCATTAATAAAAACTACCCTCCTGAGCAGGCCCAAGAATTAGAGAGAAGGTTCATTAATTCTATTAAGAATGGTGAATCAAAAAAATTCAAAGTCGGCATTAAGAAGATCATAGAGGGTAAACAAGATGAATCAAATTAATGAAGGCGGAAACATATTTAAAAATCCTACCGGCCAACCAGCAACACAAAGAATTAATCAAGCAGACGTAGACCCAACTATTGCCTGGCTAGAAAAAATTACAGGATTACCTTTACAATCAAACAAATTAGGAACTACAGGAACATCTCCTACAAGTGGAGATATAGATGTTGCTGTAGATCAATCTAAAATTACAAAAGACCAATTAGTATCAAAATTGACGCAATGGGCTCAAGCTAATAAGCAAGACCCGTCAAAATGGATTAAGAAAAGTGGTATTAGCGTTCATTTTAAAACACCTATTAACGGTAATGTTAAAAATGGATTCGTACAAACTGACTTAATGTTCGGTGACCCAAATTGGATGTCCTGGAGTTTGAAAGGCTCATCTCCAGGCTCCAACTATACTGGAGCGGATAGACACGTATTCATTGCTAGTATATCTAAAGCACGAGGATATAAATGGAGTCACAAGAACGGTTTATTAAAAAGAGATACAAACGAACCTGTATCTAAAAAGCCTGATCAGATAGCAAGTTTATTATTAGGTAGAAATGCTAAAGGATCTGATCTTGATAGTGTAGAAAACATTCATAAAATGATTAGAGGTGCATCTGACTATAACGAATTAGTTGCAGACTTTAGAGATAGTCTTGCAAAAATAGGAAAAACATTACCTGAACACGTTATCGAAGGAAGCCCTATATGGTTTAAAGGTTTATTAGCAAAGGTTAATCTATGAAATTAGTAGAGTTTAAAAAAGTTACAGGTAATTGTAAAACACCTTTATTAGAAACAGGAGGCAGAATTGACCATGCCGAAGACCTTGTATTTTGGAATGGTAGCCAAGGAGCCTTAAATGCTATAAGACAATTAGAAGGATTAGCTAAAAATACTAATAACCTTACAATTAAATGGGATGGTTCTCCAGCAGTAGTGTTTGGAAGAAATCCTAATGGAGAATTTATTTTTACAGACAAAAGTGGATTTCATGCACAAGGATATGATGGTAGAGCAACAAACTCTGCTGACTTAAAAGGAATGATTAGTGACAGAGCTAAAAAAAATCCTTCAAAAACAAAATCATATAAAGCCTATGCAGATAAAATTGTTCCTATTTTTAATACAGTAGCAAAAGCAATTCCTAATAAGTTTCAAGGTTACTTTAATGGTGATATGTTATATTTTGCAACACCTCAACAATCCAATGGCAGATATGTTTTTAAACCTAATGTAGTAGAATATAGTGTTGATGCTAAAAGCGAACTAGGTAAAAAAATTGGGCAAAGCAAAGCAGGTGTTGTTGTTCACAATATGATGGGCGAACAAGGACAAATTTCTCAAATTAAAGACCTTAATAGATATATTCAAGGACGTGGATTATTTGTAATTCCACCTACAACTGTAAACAAGAAAGTAAGTGTAGACACCGACGCATTAAACAAAATAAAAAGTATAGTAAGTCAAAATGCTAATTTAATAGATACTTTGTTAGACAAAAACAAATTAGCTAGTATGAAATTAACTGATTTGCCTAAAATATTATATGCATATACTAACGCAAAAGTTGATCAAGGACTTCAAAATTTAGGTAACGATTTCTCTAGATGGTTATTAACTAGTGCAGTTAGTGAACCAAAGAAACAAAAAATTATAGAATATGTAAAACAAAACATAAATGGCTTTGTAGCACTTTGGAATACTGTTAGTGGTATAATGAATGCTAAAGACAATATTATCACCCAACTAGATTCAGCACCAGGAGATGTTCAAGCATCTATAAATGGTAAACCCGGTGGAGAAGGATATGTTTTGGGCGGTATAAAATTAGTTAGAAGATCTGGGTTTACTCAAGCCAACAGAGCAATAAATACAAGATAGGAGAATAATATGAGATTTAATGAATTTAGAGACCCAGCTGATCAAGAACCAGCATATAATAAAGACTTTAAACAAGACTCTTTATTCAATCAATTAGGAAAAGTTTTAGACAGCCAAGGCAATCCTAAACCAGTCGACACCGTAATTACAGATGATAATAAACAATTTAAGGTTACAGTAGCTCAAGCCCAAATGTTAAGAAATTTAATGACATCTAATCAAATTAAACCTGCTTTAAGAGGACAATTTACTAGAGATGCACAAGGGTCAACTACTCTTGCTAAATTTTTATCAGCACCAGACATGATAACACTATTTGGACAAATGTACATGAACGTAGATGATGGTGGTGCCCAGGATGAAAGTTTGTGGGTAGGAGGCAGTGGAAAAGTAAAAGGAAGAGTAAAAGGCGGTGG